ACAAACTGAGCTGACGTGCCGACAGCGATCGTGACCGAGCCGGTTGACGCGAGCGTGCCCCAGCCTGTGTTCGTCGTCATCGTGATAGCGCCCGAAGACGTACCAATGTTGATGATCGTGAACTGGATGGTGCTGTTGACCTTCGCGTTTGAGAACGCGTTGTCCATGTCGGTGCCGAGCGGGAGCGTGTAAGCTGCTGCTGAAGCACCTGGGTTTGCAACCATCAACTGTGACGCAATCTGAGCGGTTGTCAGAGTTGTCGTTGTGGTCGGGGTTGCAGGGTCGCCCAAATCATAGAGGAAGGGCTCGTTTGTGTTGCCGTCACCAACTTGGTAACCGCCGCCTACTGAAGGAAGTGGCATAGTGTCATACTCCTAAGAAAGAGGGAAATGACCCCCGCATTTCTGCGGAGGTCAATGGATTAGCCCCAGATACGAGCGGCCATCGGCGCGCGAATTACGGAGTAACCGTAAAGCACGTCGATACGGCAAGGCATACGATCGTTGTTGATGTCGTACTGACGAACGATACGGAGCGAGATGCCGTTGTGGACCTGACGCGAAGCCATGTCGACGCCCTGCGGGAGCAAGAGGTCGGCGGTGGCGAACGTGATCGCATCGCGGTGGTAAGCAAGGTTCTGCGGGTAGGTCGTCGAAGCCGAACCGACCACGGTCACGGCAGCGCCGGACTGCGGGAAGGAGTCGACAGTCGCGAGTGCGTTCGACGACGTATAGATTGCCGGCGAAATGCTGACCGAAGACCAGTTGCCCGAAGACGCTGTAGCATCCGCCGTAACGACGAACTGCTGCAAGCTGCCTGTGGACTGACGGGTCTGTGGGTTGACTGCGTAGACGCCTGCGATCGTGAACACGTCGCCTGCCTTAAACGTAGCCGAGCCGGTGTCGCCGTTGATGGCAACTGCGGATGCACCCTGCGTCGAGATCGTCGCGCCAATGGTGAGCGAAGCTGTAGCTGAACGCGTGCCAGTGGTGTGCTGAACGATCGACTGAGACATGCTCATTTCGTCGAAGCCGAGGATGCCTTCACCCATCAAGCCGTTCTTGAACTGCTTGCTGATTGTCGACACTGGGTTAAAGAGACCCTTCATGCCTTCGACAAGACCAGCGTTTGCGGCTGGGTTGACGGTGGCATAACGGTTCTGCATCGGCGACGCCATTTCGTTGAGCTTCTGGTTAGCCTGAAGCAAAACGAGCGATGTCGAAGGGGTCGTGCCGGGCGTACCGACTGACTGATAGATGCCCTTGTAGGCGTTGGCGACGTCGTTATCGACCGAGGACGCAAGCTGCGAAATACGCGGCTTGAGAACACGCTCTGCGAAGTCGTCCAACTGCATGGTCAATTCAGCCGACGTAAAGTTGACACCAATGTGCTTCTGGCTCGAAACCGTAAGCGTGGTGTACTGTTCGTTGTCGTCCTGAACTTGCAATGCAGCGCCGTCCGTGACGAGCGCACGATCGGGCAAGCGGATGCGGAGGGTTGAACCGATCTTTGCGCCTTCGACAGCAAAGCTGTCGTCGTACTGACGGTTCACGTTGCGGGTGATCACCAGGTTGTTCTCGAGGATTTCGAGAGCTTTGCGGGTGATCATGTCGATAGTAAGTAAACTATTACCCATGACACAATGTCCTTATGAAGTTAGCGGGATCTTGCCGCTTCCATCTTCTTTATCTGCCGTAACCGTTCCGCAGCAATCCACTCTGACGTGCTCATGGCTTTCATTGAGCGTGGGTCAGTCGTATCGTATGCAGGCGCTCCACTGGTTTTAGCAGTGACCGGAGATATAGGAGCTGGTGCGCTCGATGATTTTTTGACGGGCGGATCAGCGGCCAATTTGGCTTCGACCTTCCCAATCTCTTTGGCCTGCAAAAAGGGCGCGAGCTTTGAGATCCGTTCAGCTTCTTTGGGGTTCGCCCCCAGATAATAGGCCACTTCTGGCCCAATATCAGACGCCTGAATGGTTTGCGCCATAACGGTTGTGATTGGAAGCGCGGGGTTGTACGCGACTTGTTCAAAGTCTTCGTACTTGTTTCGTGCCTCTTCTTCACGCTCGCTATAAGCGTCAAGGATCTCACGTTGTTGCTTCTGCATCTCACGTTGTCTGAGAAGCTCTTCAGCCTTTTGCGCTGCCAATGCTTCAGCATACGCATCTGGGCTGCTAAACTTGTCAGGCGTGATTGCTTCAGCCGGTGGAGGCGGCGGAGGTGCCTGCTCGCGCAGGGCTCGTTCGCGTTCCATCTTACGCTCAAACTTTGCAAGCCTTTTAGTTACAATGGCATCGACTTCCTCTTGCGTGAAAGTCTTGGCTGCCTCCGGCTGTTGTTCAATTGGAGCTTCAGGAGCCGCCGTGGCTTCTGGTTCCGGCGCGGTTACCTCCGCTAAGGTTTCATCTGTCATAGTTGACCCTTATAGATCCCTGGTGAGCCTCACCAGTACGGTTTTTATTCGTAACTAATGGTGGCGTTTACTGTGCCCCCGATTACGACGTAAAGTCCTTTGTTCAAATAAATGCCTTCAGCGGCATTGAACAGATAGTTTGTGGCCGCCGCAGGCGTGAACGTACCAACTACGGTCGTTGTGGTGCCCTTAGCGTCGGTATCATAAACGGTAATGGTCGGCGTGCCGCTAGCGGCGCTCACGAAGATCGCTTTTAGCTTTGCGGGAGCCGTTTTTACCTGAGAAGTAGCTGTAATGTAGGAATACTGAGCCATAAAAGCCTCACGACAGGAATTTGAGTTTGTAAAGGGTCGTCAGATAAAGCTCGATAATGTTATCGATCAATTGCTGAAGCGCGGTGTCTTTCTTTTCGACAACGTCATAACGAATGTCTTCGATTTCTTTGAGCTGATTTTCAAGAAAATCGACCACATTGGCCGTTTTGTTGTGCGATTGAAGCGAAATGCCCCCGATCAGGCCGTAACGGCCCTGATAGGCCTCCGCAAATGTGTCGGCCAAATCGACGATGCTTTCGTAAAACTTTTGAAGCGCCTTATGCTTGGCGTAACTGCGCGTGTTGAGATGGACCGAATGGGTCACATCTCGTGCGAGAAACAGCATTCCTACAAATTCGGCGCATTTCATTGTGGTATTCCTTGCGAAGGCGGCATCATAGCTTGCGTCGGCTCATTAGGCAACTCGCCCGGCAATTCCTGCCCTGGCATCTCTGCGATAAGGTCGCCGCTGGTGATCATGCCGTGTACGGTGCCTAAGACGATGTCTTGGATTTGCTCGGGCGACATGGACGCTTGGACCGCGCTGATACGCTTAGTTTCCGCGTCGTAGGCTTTGATTTGAGCTTCGAACTCTTTGACGGCAAGCGTTTGGACTTCGACTGACTTGGTGACGTTTTGGAACATCCCGTGCATTTGGTCGAGCTCTTGCGAGAGGGCTTGGATTTTTTGCTCGGCTGCTTGGAGCGCGGGCGACTTGTCGCTGTTTTCGAAGAGCTTGGGGTCCATTGACTTGGCGATGCGGTTGGAGAGCTCTTCTGCGCCGGGCCAATCCATATGCTTGACAAACAAGTCGCCAGCCACGCCCCAAAGCTGCGGGTTGCCTTGTAGCAATTGCGCCATACCATCGAGCGCCTCCTGACGTTTTGTCATGTAGCTTGGGCCTGTCGTGACAACGACGTCGTAACGGCCAACTGACGGATTGTAGATCTTGTCGATCTCGATGTTGTTTTCGTCGCGGATAATTTTGACCGCTTCTGCTTGCGTCGGGTCGATCTTTGCCATGCTTGTCTCGCCATCAAGATTGATGATGCGAGCAATACGTTGTGTGTCGTAGATCTTCGGGATCAGATCCACGATCTGACGCGTTGTATAACGGATCGCACGAGCGAGATTGTCCACGTAATGATACGTTCCAGTGTCTGCTTGGCGTTCGCGAGCAAGGATTGCACGTCCAGACCGTTCATTTGATTGCGCTCCGAGGCTTGGGTCGTACTGACCGGTGGTCGCTTTAATGTCGTCAGAAGCGCCCATTTTAGCCTGAATTAGGCCAGTTTGGGCCATTGGAGGCATAGCACGCTGTGGCAACGGCAAAACACCGCCCTGACCGTCTGTAACGTCAGGATTTACCTCCAAATACGGCCAATTGTTCGTATTGGCCGTCTTCCATTGCATTTCATAGCCTTCAAATTGACCGCCATAGCCGATAAACGGCGCTTTTGGGGCCAATGCAAGCATCTCGGTCTCCTGAGACACCCAATAATTGTACATACGCTGCGCGTCTTTGGCGTTTCTGATGATGCCGGACACGAAAATGCGTCCATCGACCTCATATTCGTTGCCCACGACGCGGATGACGGGTATCCACTTGCCCGCCCAATCGCTTTCTTCAAGCACTTCGTAGCCGTTTGTTTTCATCCACTTAATTTTGCGGATTTGAACCGTGCGGCTGCGGATGGGCTTCACGCCCATTGCCTTCATTTGCTTGTCTTCAGGGCTTCCATCAAAATATGACTGATTGCCTGGGTACAAATTGAGCTTCTGCGGCTCATAAACCGCGTAAAAATACTCAGCAATGCGGACGACTTGCTCGTTGATCCAGTTGGTCAGGGAGTCGTCGCCGACGCCTTGCACCTGAATAGACGATGCAGGCATCGCATTCGGGAACTGACGCTCATATTCGTCGCGTGTCAGGTCTTCCGTGATAAAGCAATACTCGGCATCCGACCCGCAAGGATCTTGGATGGTCGGGTCCATGTACACGCTGAACGAGTTACGGATGCGGCCAATGCGGATGTCCTGTTCAAAGCTGTCATCCGTGCAGTATTCGGTCAACAGGCGGATGTAACCTTCGCCGTATGTGACCTGATTTTCGCATGCCGTGTCGTATGCCACATCGGCGTCTGACGCGTACTCGATGTGCCGCACCATGCCGTCGTAGATCTCAGCTACCTTGGGGTCAGCCCGATCGTCCGCAGGGATGACCTTGCCTGATGGCCGGTTTTGACGCTGGTCGTTCGTTACCTGACGCACATGCTGAGGCAGTTTGTTGACCGTCAGACACGGACGAGCGTTGATCGTCTGGCCCTGCACCGAGCCGCGTGTCTGGAGCACGTCAGCCGGCCATTGCCATTGATTGTCCGGCGAGCCTGCAAAAAAGCGGAGGTCATCCAGCTCGTCTTCGCGGCTTTCCGAATAGGCGCTAATCGCCATGT